CTTTTTGGTGACATGTGTCACCGCCCGTTAGATAGTATACTCTAACGTTTCCAGATGCAATACGCGCACCAAAAGAGAATCGGTATTACCCGAGCTTCACAGCCAGGGTCCGAAATTCTCCCACCGTAAAGCCTTTCCAGTTTCTGAAACCTTATAGCCCGTTATTTTGGGCAATGAGGCCAGGAAAGACTTTCCAAGCCCATCCTGACGTGATAAGAACACGAGCAAATCGTTAATCTCCTGCATATCAAGGGGTAACCCTTGCATATACTCGGTGATAGCTATTGCATCGTGCCCCGCCATGACTACGCCGATCCTCTGGTCGATAGCCCTGGCAGCGTCAGCTACATCGGGATTGTCTCGAGGAAACTCCAGTGTATGGAGCGCCTTGAGTAGGGTGCCTTGTCCTTTCAACTTCGTCCTCTTTACTTCAGGGACGACGTGTGAGAACATCCAGGCATCATGACCGCGGTCGCAGCGAGAAGGACGAACATCATCCCAATCGCTAACAAGCCCGCCATCCCCATATCCCTCTGGGATCTTAAACCCCTGGAGGTAGGTAGGGATGCTATCAACTACGGAGCGGTATGCCCCGTGGTATGTAGAGTCCAATCCCCACGGTAAGCGCGAGTAGCGCTTAATCGTGTTCGCAGCCCAGTACTTGCGAAGTACCGTATTAATCGGGCCGCGAATGTAGAAGGGCGTCACATCGCATCCGGCAAAGTAGTGCTTTCCGCACGACTCCCGGAACATGCCTGTAGAGAAGGTTTTCTTAGGGTTCATCTTGAACCCCAAGTATGTCAAAACCTCCTGAAGGGCAGGCACCAGTTCTCCGTCGATAATAATATCGTCGCCGAAGACAGTGCAGCGATGGTCCATGTCTCGCGTGGCCAACAGGTCGATAACCGATGTGCATAAGGCGTAAAACAAACACGTCTCAAGCTCAAAGGTGTACCCGTTGCCCATACTTGACACCTTCCGGAGGACGTGAGTCTCTTCGGAAGGAAGAACAGTCACAGGTGACCTCGTCAGCTCGAAGAGGTCAACCCATGTCGGCGGAAACAAATCGCGCACGAGCCCCATGTGAATGGAGTCGGACGCGCTGCTGAGGTCGACAGTTG